GCTCGCCGACCGGCCCCGGATCGCCCTTAGCCCCCTCCTCGCCCTTGTCACCGCGATTACCGGGGGTTCCAAGCGCCCCGGGCGGTCCCGGCTCGCCATTGCGCCCTGGCTCGCCAGACGGACCCGGTTCGCCGGCCGGTCCAACCGGTCCCGGGTCGCCGCGGTCGCCACGCTCGCCTGGCTCACCATTACGCCCAGGCTCGCCCGGCTCGCCGGGCGGTCCCGGCTCGCCGGTCAGTCCCGGCTCGCCGCGGTCGCCACGCTCGCCGGCCGGTCCTGGCTCGCCATTACGACCTGGCTCGCCTGGCTCGCCCGGCTCTCCGGGATCGCCACGCTCGCCACGTTCGCCACGGTCGCCACGGTCGCCACCAGGTCCAGGGCCACCGTCTTTCAAGCTCTGCAATCGGTCGATGAGCAGGTTGCTCAATTCCATGAACCGCGTCTCCATCCTAGCGACCGCGGTTTCAACCAATGCTCGGCAAAGCTCGCTTTGACGATTTAGCTCGGAATGAACTTCACTCTTGAGACTGACAACTGCATTGACATGGTAGTCGATAACCTCATCCGATAAGTCGTCGACCATACTCGAGTTGCCGTTGCCGGTTCTGGAAGGTTTTCCGGTAGGAAATTCGTCTTGCATCTGATCCTGGCTCCTCTGCTGCGTCCGGCGGCTCGTCGTTCGGCTTAGGAGCGGCCGGGGCTGGCGGGGCGGCTGGCGATGCGGGTATTTTGCCCGCTGCGCTCAGCGGGACTACTTGTTGTTGCACGCGCGGCTCGTCACCATCTTTAGCGGAATCGAGGCCTTCTTTATTGCGCGCTTCGTTGGGCGAATAGATGCCGCCTTGAACGCCACGCGCCAAGCCCTCGATACGGTCTTTAAAATTCGACCGCAAAAGTGCGTCAGTATTGAACTCGACATACTCATCTGGCTCGCCTTTGAGACCAAAGGTCAAACCAATAGCTTCTTCAACATGATTGAGACAGAACCCGAGACCAGTGGCAATCCAGGACTGCATCAGGGTCTCGTTATTTCCGACCGTGCCACGAACCGGAATGCCAATCACCTGCGGCGGCACCCGGAACGCCATCGCAATATCCAGATCGGTCAACTTAAGGACATCGGCAAGCTGGGCATCCCGCCAATTGGTCATCGGGATCTGCTGCGGCTTCAGGCCGCCAGTGAGGATCGGCGTGCCGCCAGTATTCTCTCCGGTGGTCTGCTCGTCCCAACGATCACGCAGGGCGCTGACCTGGTCCTTGTCGAGCATGAGATCGGTCGATAACACGAAACCTGGCTTGGCCTGGCGCTGGTAAAACTGAAACTGCTGCTGCTTGATGCTGGTGCTGGTCAGCACATCGAGATAGGCACTGACCAACGGGCTTTCGCCGCGCAGCGGATTACGCAATTGATCGACATGCAACTTGATATGCAGCACGTCACGCGCCGGCACTGTGGTCAGAGGACCGTAACGGTTCTGAACTATCCAGTTGCCGCCCAGGGTATAATGCACCTCGCCAGAGCCATCGATCAGGGCGCGACAATATCGGTTATCCATGAGATGCAGCTCGGTGATCTCATAGCGGGCGTTGCGCATGCACAGGGCATAGGCGTTGCCCTCGTAGTACAGCTGCCGCACCGCATTGAGCAGAAAATCACTGGCGCTTTGATAATCGTTAGGGGTGCGTAGAATCCGGCTCAACGCCGAAGTAGTCACCCTGGTGCGACCGCCCTTGCCATTGGCCTTCCAATGATCGCCCGGGCACATGGCGCAGGTCTGAGAATACGCCGACAAGCACGCCTCTATGATGGACAGCTGACCGCCCGCCAGCCACGGCGTGTAGCCATTCTGCCACCAATTCATCGACTGCCCGACCTCGTTGGGCAACCAGCCATGCGTGACCGGTAGATACCAAGGACCCGGACGGTATTGGCCCTCGGCGGCCTTGGCGACCGCCGAGAGTGTTTTAGCTATGACTTGTCGAATCCCCATGGATCTCAACTGCCGTGCGAACCACTGTGACCGGAACGCGGCGCCGGCGGAGAGGAAGTCGATGACGCCCGCATCTGTCGATCCTCGTAGGTTTTCGGCCTGGTGCCAAAACCAACATTGGGATCCTCCGGGCTGCCATCCTTGGCCAACTCGGGATGATGCCCAAGCTTGATCAGGTCCGCCTCCTCCTGGGTCGGCGTTGGAGTGCCACGTTGTTTCTCGCGCTCGGCCATCGCCTTCTGCCGCGTGGCGTTGTCCTCGCCGAGTTTCTTTTTGTCCGCCTCCATGCGCGACTTGGCCTGTTCCTGCCTGGCCTTGGCATTATTCTCTCTAGTATCAGCCATATCTGGCTCCTTGTTAGTTGTTAGTGATTTCAGGAAAGAGGACCGAGCCCGGAATCTACCAGGCGATACCGGTCATCCAGCTGACCACCGGGCGCCGCATGATCCAGTTCATCCGCATGATCATGCGCAGCGCCAGACTGTCAGTTTGCCACATACTCTTGACCGGAGTGGCGACCACCGCCGTGCCTGACGGCCCAGAGGTGATGTCCAGGGGCGTGGTGTCTTCCATGTGCAAGGTCGCCTGGTCGCTGATCTCCATGCGCGGTCCCTCGCCACCGGCCGTGGTAAAGTCGGCAGCATCGACCATGATCGCCATGGCTGGCGGCACCGTCGCGCTTTCGATCAGATCCGCCTTGAGCAACTTGCCGGAATCGATCATGGCCATGAACGGGAACAGACCAACAACCCCGGTCGGTGAGATCAGGCTAAGGGCCAGGGTATCGGTCGGATTGACCAGCAGCGTTGGTTTCCGCACATTACCATGGGTCGCGGTCAACAGCGACCCATAGAGTGCACTATAGTCAGACACAAAATTCTCGAACGGCGTGGCCAACGCCGCCGGGGTCAGCCCGGTACCATAAGACCGCAGCCCGGGCGGCCGGATCACTGTCGCCGGGTTATTATCCAACAACACAGTGTCAAGGCTGATCGCGGTATCTTCGAGGATGGCCTGACGTAGCAACCCTTCGATGGCCGGGACACTGTATTCATCCATCTCGCGGGTCCAGGTGGTGATGACCGCCATTTTCTTTGGGGTCAAGGTCTGGCTGGCGAACTGCCCCTGGCGAACCGGGATCGGCGCGCCTTCTCCAACGAAGCTGCCGGAGATCGACGGCGTCAGATTACGGGTCGGGATCACGATGCGACCATTGGCGCCGAAGGTCAACGCCAGACCGGACGCCGACAGTTTCGGATAAACCGATTCCGGCAGCAAAACTTCCATGAACTCCGCCCAGACCGTTCGCACCAGCTCGGCGGCCCATCCGGTCACCGTGGTCTCGGCCGGCGCCGTCGCCGCTCGCAGCACCAGATCGGTGACCAGCCGGGTCGCCTCGTCATCACCGTAGATTTTGTGCCGGGTCTCGGCATAGCTGACGCCGTCGATCCGGCTCTTCATCCGGATCAGCGCCGCCCGCCACAGATAGTCAATCGGGTCGGGCTTCTTGCGCGCCTTAATAATGGTCGCCGCAGCCGGCGGCATATGACCATTGGCTGCTGCCCGTGCCACGGCGCCCGCCTCGGTGGCGATACCGCCATTCTTGGCCTCGACATTCTTGAGGCTGGTGATATGGCGCTGCTTGGTCTCGATCTTGGCGCTGAGATCCTCGGTGATAACCATCTGCTCTTCAGTTGGGTTATCATCGTCGATGGTCTCGATATGTTTGTCAAGTTGGTCCTGCAATGCGAGCAGACCCTTCTCGGCCTCTTGGATTCTCTGACTGAGCAACATTGGTTTGCCCTCGTGTGCTCGTGGTTTGGGATCGGCATGCTCGCCAGTGGCTTGACTTCCAGCTCCCCGTTTAGTGTCGGCATGCTTGCCCCGGGTCGACTGACTTAACGATCTCCGCTCGACGTTCATGTTGGCATGCTCGCCAAACGCCAGGCGTAGAGTAGGCTTGCTGACGCCGAGGCTCTTGGCCACGGCGAGAGCATTGGGATTGGCTGGCACTGCCACCACCGAGCATTCAACCAACTCTTGCTTGGTGTAGCGCATGGCCCAGCTGTCATCCTTGAGCGGCTCCGATTCCAGCGGCCGGAACCCGACACTGGTCGCCCGCAGGATATCGGCCTCGATCAACTTCCTGATCTCATCAATCCGGTCACTGGTGCCCTTCGGCGCCAATTGTAGATCACCGCGCAAAGCGCCATCTCTGACCTCGACATTGGCCCACTTGCCAATCGGAAAACTGTGTGAGTGACCGAACAGCGCAATCGGATTACGCCGAAAGTCTTCGAGCTGCCAGCCCTCGACTTCGATAATATCACCAAAACGATCGGCCTTGGCATCGGACAAAACAAAAGTCATACCGGTGCCTTCGGTGGTGACAGTCTTGTGGACCACAGCGCCGGTGTCGATGCCGCGCTCGTCATCGTTATACTCATCCCAGGCCAACTGACAGGCCTCCTCGGCCTCGTCCTCGTCCATAGGCTCGTCGGAATCCTCATCGGTCAACTCTTCAACGCAACGATCGACATAGTCAGACTGGCTCTCATCATCATCGGGATCCGGCGGGTCGGCCTGTTTGATCATGAGCGTGCGCAGGGCATCGATGGCCAGCGGGTCGGCCGGCGGCCCCTTGGCATCGATCATTTTCTTCCAGGCCGCGGTGATCCTGAGGTTGATCCGCCTCACCTGCTCTGGCGTATAGACATGGACATTGACCTCAGCCTTGGTCATATGCAGGGCAGCGTAACGGACCTGGTTGCTGGTGTCCAAGGCCAGGCGCGGCTTGCCATCGCTCTGATAACCGGGGTCGGCATACTCTTTGGCTTTGGGTTTGGGCGCCATGGTCTTGCTCCTCGTCATTGCTGCTGGGCGGCGTAGTGCCACGGCAGGAGTTTACTGAGACAGATGCTGCACCCCATATCGGTACGCGTCACCACATGAGCGCCGACGATCCTGAACATTGGCGCCCCAAGCAGCAGCGAGATAAAACAGATAAGGGTGATCAACGCCACCAGACCGAGATAGATACGTTGGATATTCCACGGGATCGGCCAACCGAGCGCCGACAGCACCCACACGCAGATCGCCCCAATCAATACCAGGATGAGCGCGACCACGATGCAGTTCAACAGGCCGAGTAAGATGCCACCCAGACTGATGCTCGATACCATGGCTTCCTCCTCTGACAGGGTGGGAGCCACCGCTACCCCAACGACTAGGGTCGTGGCGGCGGCTCCCTTGCATTCCCTGGTCGTCCCGCGGATCTTCAGGCCCGCGGCAGGTTCAGCAACTCAGGACTTCGATGGGGTCGGCACCGGAAGGTTTTCGTTCGGAATACCGACTACGACCCAACCAGTGGTCGGCGACCACGCTGATCGCCACTCGACCAGTTTCTCACGATCTTCTTCCGGCATTCCGGGAGGCGGCTCAATCGGCCCGCCACCAACAATCGGCGGGATCGGATGGGTCGGCGCACCTGGCCACCACGGCGGCGGGGTTGGTGCGCCACCACCAGGAGGCGTCGGCCAGATCCCCGGAGGAATGGGATGGCTGACCCACGGCGGCGGACCACCGGGAGCCATCGGAGGTGTAGCGTATCCTGGCCACGGAGCATCACCGCCCCAAGTACCGGGTGGCCTTCCGCCACCACCACCACCGGGAGGCTGCGGTGCGCCACCCCAATAACCCGGAGGAATCGGATGGCTTACCCACGGCGGCGGACCACCCGGTGCGATAGGATGCGCGGGCCAGCCGGGCACGCCATAGCCCGGATCAACTGGTCTGCCCGGTCCACCAGGAGCAATCGGGTGCGCGGGCCAACCGGGCACGCCATAGCCCGGATCAACTGGACCACCACCGCCACCTGCGGCGCCGAGCGGGATAATAACACATAGCATGGGCTGCATTAGATTTCTCCTGAGTTATAGTGTGATAGTTGACGGACTACGCTTTCCCAAGACAGCATTGTTCTTGTTGGTTTTGGTTTATCCAATCATGCCAGATATATCGACTACACCCGGCTTCTCTTTGATCATGCCGGCCGACAGGGCCATAGCGGTAGAGACCAAAGCATCGATCTTCGCCCGATATCTGGTAGAGCTTTTATCGAACTTGCGGTTGCCGGCGGGATCCCGGATCACCACCGCATTGTTGGCACACCAGGTCAGCACCGGATTATTGCCGTGCCGCATCTTCTTCTGACTGACCAATCTCTCCAACAGATCGACCGCCGGAGACATATCGCGGAAACCCTGACCATGCTCGATCAACGGCACCCGGCAACCGATGGCATCAAGCTCGCGCTTGATCTCGGCCATGCGCCAACGATCGAACGCCAGCCCCTGGATCGGGTTCTCGGAATTGATCTCGGCAATCTTATAGGCGACCGCTCGCGGATCGGTGGCATCACCGGCCGCAATGACAATGTCCTGTCGCGCCCAGGTCGGATATGGCACACCTTCCATATCGCCCTTCTCTTTGAGATTGCCGGGCACCCAGACATAGACCTTGATACTGACCTCTCCCGACACCGGATCGAAATAGGCGATGCTCAACGCCGACAGATCACGGGTGCTGCCGAGATCGAGGCCGGCCCAGACCGCGGCACCAGGCGGGATGATTGGCGGCTGGCCGCACCCCTTCCACAACGACGGCTCCATGAAGCGAGCTTCGGCCGCCACCCGTTGGTTGAGGATCAGGTTGCGAAACATATTCTCTTGACTGGGAACCCGCTGCGCCTGGCCGGCCATGCGCTTGACGTCTTCCAGACTGCGAAAGTCGCCAAGGGCCGGATTGGCCTTGCGCCAAGTGCTTTCGGCCCACGGGTCGTCGCCATCATCGGCGGTATACATCACCAACAGGAATGACGGATCGTCGATCTCGCCACTGTTGACCTTTAGCCCGTAGTCGATCAATTGCGACATCGGCGCGAAACTATCGGCGGCCTGGGTCGAGATCACCAGCAGCAACGGCTCGGCTCGCGCCCCCATCGCGGTATCCATGGCGTCGTAAAGCTCACGATCGCGGGCCTGGCCCAGCTCATCGTAGACGCAGAACGATGGCGACAGACCCATCTTGGTCTTAGCCTCGCTGCTCAAGGTGCAATACAGGCCGCCGTTATAGATATCGCCGATGGTCTTGCGGAACTGTCCAACGTTCATCCGCGAGGTGAGCCAGACATGGTGCAAGACCAGCGCGTTCATCTCGTTAAAAATCTTGCCGGCCTGAAAGGTATCATTGGCGCAGGCATAGACCTCGGCGCGGCTCTCGGCTTCCGGCCCGGAGAGATGGCATAAGGCGAGGGCGGCGGCGAGCTGGGTCTTGCCGTTCTTGCGACCGAGGCTCAGCACCGCGGTCCGCACCACCCGTATCCCGTCCTTCTCTCGGTATAACTTCTTGATGAAGTCCCTTTGCCACGGCCGCAACTTCAATAACTTGCCGCTGTCCTTGCCCGACGTGATGGTCAGGTCCTCACAGAACGCAATGACCCGTTCCGCTCGATTTAACCCCGGTTTATCCCAGGGATTCCCTCTGGTCGGAACTTGCCGCGTGTGCAGCGGTGTTGCATTAGGGCCACGTAATCCCACGCTGACAACTCCGATTTTTGAGTGGCACCAGGTCCCCAGTCTCAGGAGAGGTGCAGACCGGCTGGGGATCTGGGCCTCGGAGCTTGGGCGGATGGCAGTTACCGCAGCTCACGAACAGTGATGTTTTTTGCTGTTTTTGCTGTTTTGCTGGGCGTTTTTAACATGTTAGAATTAAACCACATTCCGTA